TAACTCACGCACCCAGAATTAACTCATCTAGTTTAACTGTCACATTGAGAGATGATTATGGCAATGTCAAAGATATAGAGGATACTGAGGGTAACGGGGTTTTTGCTCATGGAACAATGTTGACTGGAAGTGGAACATTTAGTCCAAGTGCGCCAAACACAGGAAATGGACAAGTTTGGTTGAGGATTGCTTCATAAAAAGGGACGTGGAATTTATAATAAATAAGTAAAAATCTCCCCTTAAAAATGGCGGCTATAATTACAGATCAATTACGTATATTGAACGCAAAGAATTTTGTTGCGGGAGTACAATCCAGCTCTAATTCTTACTACGCATTCATTGGATTGCCTGATTCAGCTAGTTATCAAACTGACTGGGATACTGATCCACCTGCACCTAAAGATAATCTCAATCAGTCTAGTGATTATTGGGATACTATGTTAGCGTTAAAGAAGATTAACTCTAGTGATTGTAGTCAAGTGGTTAGAAAAACTACTTGGATAGCTGGTATCACATATGATATGTGGAAGAATGATATTAGTAGAGATAATCCATCTCAACCATCAGGTGCTTTTGATATCTACGCCGCTGATTATTATGTGATGAATAGTGATTATAGAGTTTATGTTTGTCTCTATAATAACGCTAAACCTGAAAACAACTTCCAAGGTGGTCCTTCATTGGATGAACCAACCTTCACTGATTTAGAGCCTAGGGAAGCTGGAAGTAGTGGTGATGGATATATTTGGAAGTATCTTTATACTATTAAACCAAGTCAAGCTATTAAGTTTGATTCTACAAACTATATTCCTGTCCCCACTGATTGGAGTACTGGTACTGATAATTCAGCAGTTAGAAATAACGCAGATGTTAGTGGACAGTTAAAAATTGTCACAATCACAAATAGAGGAGTTGGATTAGGGACTGCTAATAGGACTTATACAAAGGTCCCCATTTTAGGGGATGGTAATAGTGGAGAAGCTACTGTTGTTATCAATAATGACTCTAAAGTTGAATCTGTTACAGTATCTAAAGGTGGTGAAAAGTATACATTTGGTACTCTAGATCTAGAAGCTGGTGGTGTTCCAACAGGTTCTACTCTTCCTGAATTCAATGTTATTATTCCTCCCTCTGGAGGTCATGGATCAGATGTTTATGATGAGTTGGGTGCATTCAATGTTTTAACTTATGCTAGATTTGAGAATGATACTGATAATCCAGATTTTATTACTGGTAACCAATTCTCAAGAGTTGGAATGATTGAAGATCCATTATCTATTAATTCCACTACTAAACTGGCTTTAGATAAAGCAAGTGCTGTTTATGCTTTAAGGCTTACAGGAACTGGATATAGTTCTGCTATATTTACACCAGACTCTTTTATTACTCAAACTGTTGGATTAGGTTCTACAGCTATTGGAAGAGTTGTGTCTTATGATCAAGTTACAGGTGTTTTAAAAATTTGGCAAGATCGCACTAACTCTGGATTTAATTTTAATGGTACTCAAAACTCTACTCCTCAGTATGGTTTTGAAATGAATAAATTCACAGCCGATCTTTATGATGGCGGTGGTAACTTTAATATTATTGGTGGCGATGTTACTTTAGGAATTGATACTTCATTCCAAGGTGTGTCGACAGTTCTAAATAGTAGGACATACTACCTTGGGCAAAATTTTGTCAGTGGAGTAGCTGAACCTGAAGTTGAGAAGTATTCAGGAAATATAGTATATGTTGATAATAGACCCTCTGTTACAAGGTCTTCGTCGCAAAAAGAAGATGTAAAAATTATCTTGCAGTTCTAAGAAATCATGCCACAGGAAACTAATCTTAATGTTGCCCCATACTTTGACGATTTCGATCAGCAGAGTAATTATTACAAGGTCTTATTTAAACCCGGATATCCCGTTCAAGCTAGGGAATTAAATAATCTTCAATCTGTTTTACAGAATCAAGTTGAAGATATGGGAAATCATCTATTTAAGGAAGGTGCTAAGGTCATTCCTGGTAACCTTTCTTATTTGTGGGAGTTTCATGCTATTAAAATTGATCCCGAATTCCTTGGTATTCCAGTTTCTTTATATCTGGACCAATTAGTTGGTAAGAGAATTGTAGGAGAAACTTCTGGGGTTACCGCACAGGTCGTAAAGTATATTACGGCTAAAGAGTCTGATGAGGGAGCTTGGACACTATATGTTGATTATTTCCAATCTGCTACTACTGACTTAGCAACTCAAACTTTCCAAAATAATGAAGTCTTATTGACTGAAGGGCCTATTAATTTCACTACTACTTTCATTGCTGCTGGAGAAGGATTTGCAAAGACTTTCACTAATGATGCACCCAAAATAGGATGTGCATTTGCACTAAGTCAAGGTGTTTATTTCTTAAGGGGATATTTTGTTGACGTCTTTGATGAAATTCTAATTCTTGATCAGTATAGTAATAGACCAAGTTATAGAATTGGATTAAATGTTAGTGAGGATATAATCTCCTCTGATATTGATCCTAGCCTGACGGATAATGCTCAGGGATTTAATAACTATACTGCGCCTGGAGCTGACAGATTCCAGATTAAAGCTACTTTATCTAAGAAAGAAGTTGATGATTTTAATGATCAGAACTTTGTTCAGTTAGCAGAGGTTAGAAATGGTATTCTTAGAGAGATTAATGATAAGGTAGATTATAATATTTTAGGTAATGAGTTAGCAAGAAGAACCTTTGATGAATCTGGTCACTATTACATTAGGGAATTTGTAACTACTGTAAGAGAAAGTTTGAATAATGGTTATGGTAATAGAGGAATCTATAATGTCAATCAAACGACTTGGAATGGTGGAAAACCAAGTGATGATTTGTGTATCTATAAGATTAGCCCAGGTAAGGCATATATTAGAGGATATGAGGTTGATGTAAGGGGTCCTACTTTCTTAGATATCCAAAAGCCTAGGACTACAAGAGATATTAATACTCAGGCAGTTAATTTTGGATTTGGTCCTACTGTAACTGTCAATAATAACTATGGCTCTGCTACCATTGGATTCAATACAACTAATACTCTTAGTTTGAGAGATGAAAGAGTAGGAGTTACTCAGAAGAATGAGCCAGGAAAAGAAATTGGTGTTGCTAGAATTTGGGATTATGCATTAGAATCTGGTTCTTATCATACTTCTACTCCACAACTTAATCAGTGGGATCTTTCACTATTTGATCTTCAGACATATACAGATTTTACTGTTAATGAAGCAGTTACTTTGAATACTCCTGTATTTGTTCAGGGACAATCAAGTGGTGCTACTGGATATTTGAGAAATAGTGTACAAGCTGGAACTGCATTTACTTGTTATGACATAAGTGGTGATTTCTATATTGGTGAGAGACTGAAGTTCAATGGAACTTTTAATGATGCTAGAACTACTACTGATATTAAGAATTGGGAAATCTCTGATATTAAATCAGTTTATGGTATTGTAGGGACTGCTAAGACATTCACAGGAGATTTAATTCCTTCAGTTAAGACAGAAGTAGGTATTTGTAGTATTACTCCTTATTCTGGTGGTATTTCTACAGTTACTACTCCAACCACTACTTGGCCTGGTATTGTTACCACAGGCAATCTGATCCAATATGCTGTTCCTGGAGAGACTTTTTTAAGCTTTGCTAAAGTAGATACGGTTAATACAAACTCTATTGTTATTTCTGGAGTTGCTACTGTCACAGGATTCTGTAATGGTGGACTTCCATCAGTTACTACAGAAGTTACTGATCTTTCTGTAATCGAATCTAGATTGCAGGATAATCGTACTAGTGGTAATCCAGCTAGCAATGATAATTTGTTTAGTGTCTTTCCTAAGAGAAATGTTTCTAATGTAGTACTAGATGGTGCTACTATTACAATTAGAAGACAGTTTGATACCGCTATTGCTGATGGCGCTACGGCAACTGTAACAGCAGGTAATAATGAAGTATTTTTACCATTTGATGAGGAAAGATATACTCTTGTTAGATCAGATGGCTCTACAGAATCTCTTTCTTCTGACAAGTTTACATTTTCAACTGGTTCCACTCAGGTAACTATTGATGGACTTGGAGCTGATGATGGTGCTTGTATTTTGATTGCTACTCTACGGAAGAGTCAACTTACAGCTAAGACAAAGATTAATCCTATTATTAATTCAGTTATTCTTAATAAGTCAACTATACAAGGAGCTGGTATTGGAGGAACTACTCTTAATAATGGTCTGGTTTATGGCAATTATGCATTTGGTACTAGAGTTGAAGATCCTGTCATTTGTTTGAATAAACCAGATATCGTTATGTTATATGGTATTTTTGAATCTAAGAATACTGATGATCCAGTATCTCCTTCTTTAACTATTGCTTCAGCAGATGGTCCTACAGGAACTACTAACGATCTCATTATTGGTGAGGAAGTTATAGGTACTGTAAGTGGTGCATCCGCACTCTATATTATTAAGAGGAGTGATACTTCTATTAACTTCATCTATAAGAATGATACAGTATTTGAGAATGGAGAAGTTATTACATTTTCACAGTCTGGAGTAAGTGCTCTTGCTGCTAATATACAAATAGGAAGTTCTAATGTTACTAAAGAGTATACATTTAATACTGGACAAAGGAACTCCATTTATGATTACGCAAGAATTATTAGAAAAGTAAATTCTCCTAAAGCATCTAGAAAGCTTATTGTTTATTATCTAAATGCTTATTATGATGATTCTGATATTGGAGATGTTACTGTAGCTAATTCTTATGACAACTTCTCATTTGGTAGTGAAATTCCTGCCATTAATGGTTATAGGAATACTGATTTATTTGACGCTAGACCAAGGGTTTCGAATTATACACCATCTGAAGGAACTAGATCACCATTTGAATTTGATGGAAGAAATTTTGATGGTGGGCAACATAGTTCCAAATATGTAATTGCTTCTGATGAATCTATTTCTATTGGATTTAGTTATTATCTAGGAAGAATTGATAGAGTTTATTTGGATAGAGATGGCATCTTCAGTGTTAAAGAAGGTGCTGCTGATGATATTCCTACTCCACCAAATGAAGTATCATCTGCATTGAATATTGCTAATATATACTTACCAGCTTATTTGTATAGTGCTCAACAAGCAGTAGTAACATCTATAGATCATAAGAGATATCAGATGAGTGATATTTCTAGATTGGAGCAAAGAATTAAGAATCTGGAATATTATACTTCTTTGAATCAACTTGAAACTTCAACAATGAATCTATTCATTGCTGATGCTAATGGATTCAATAGATTCAAGTCTGGTATTTATGTTGATAATTTCTCTTCAACAAAACCCCAAGATTGTGCTGTTGGATTTAGAAATAGTATTGATAAAGTTAAGAGGATAATGAGACCATCTCATTATACTACTGCTCTTAATCTTGAAATTGGAAATACTAGTATTACTGGAATTGGCACTACAAATGCAGCCAATCAAGATTCTAGATACGCTGATGTCTTAGGAACTAATGTTAAGAGATCTAGTCAAGTTGTAACTCTTGATTATACAGAGCAATCTTGGTTAGAACAGCCATTTGCTACAAGATCTGAAAGTGTAACTCCTTTCCTTGTTAGATTCTGGGAAGGTTCACTTAAGTTTGAACCTACTGTTGATGTCTGGATTGATGTTAATAGAATGGAACTCAGAGATGTCCTTCAAGAAGGTTCATTTGTGGGTGATGCTGAAGCAATGAGAGCTGAGATTACTAGTCATGCTGATGGATCAAGATCTGGTTTAAGTCCTGTTATTTGGAAGGCTTGGCAGACTGATGTAATAGATGTTGAGTTTAACTTAAGTAGTGAAGGTGCATCCAGTGTTACAGCTGGAAGTCGCCGAGGTACTCTATCTGATGCTTGGGCAACTGCGATGAACGATCCGACTTGGAATCATCGAGCGAAAATTCTACGTGGTGAACTT